AGGCGCTACTGTCCTGAACATCCTGCGGCTGGAGCTATCACTGTGTTCCCACAAGGAGAGGAAGCCTACCAACTGTGCACGGAATGCCTTAAGATACAGGCAGCAGAGGCAAGGAAGAGGGTTGGTCGGTGAGTATGCACCCCGCAGTGGAGCTCCTGCTTAAGCGCATGGACTCCAGACCGACAGAGTATGACCACCCGGGGAAGTGGACGTGGGCTTTGTCCCATGTGCTGAACATCGCCACCATAGAGGAAGGCGCGCTTATCCGTGCTAAGCTGCGTAAACTGGCTGGCGACGAGGTGCACGCCGTATTGATGCAGGAACTACTAGAATGACCGCGTGGTCCTACAGCAGCATCAAGACCTTCGCGCAGTGCCCTAAGAAATACTACCATCTCAAGGTAGCCAAGGACGTGACGGACAAGCCCAACGCCGCTGCGTTATACGGCGAACAGGCGCACAAGGCTGCTGAAGACTACGTGGCCAAGGGCACGCCTATCGAGCCCAAGTTTCATCCCATGAAGGCCGTGGCCGAGGTGCTGAACGCGATGCCCGGGGAGAAGTTCCCTGAAATGCGGATGGGCATCAAGAAGGTAGACGGCGGCTACGAGCCTTCTTCGTTTACTGCATCGGACGTGTGGTGGCGGGGCATCGCCGACCTTGTCATCATCAATGGCGAGAAAGCCAAGCTGGTGGACTACAAGACCGGCAAGAACGCCAAATACGCCGACGTGAAACAGCTGGACCTCATGGCTGGTGCCCTGTTCGTGCTGAGACCGGAACTGAAGGTGGTCAAGTCCGCACTGGCCTTCGTTGTGTCCAACGACTTTATCAGCAAGAACCACACTGCCGACCTGCGGGACAGCTACCTGAGTGTGTTTGACAAAGACCTCGACGCGCTGGAAACGGCACACCAAAGTGGTGTATGGAACCCTATCTCGGGTCCGCTGTGCGGGTGGTGTCCCGTGACCAGCTGCCCTCACTACAAAGAGAGGTACTAAGGTGCCCTACAAGGACAAGAACGACCGCGACTACAAGGGCGAGCAGCAATACGACGGTCGCCCCGACGTGAAAAAGAAACGCGCCCTGCGTAACGCGGCCCGCCGCACCATGGAAAAGGCTGGCAAAGTCAAAAAAGGTGACGGCAAGGACGTTGACCATGTGGTAGAACTGTCGCGTGGCGGGACCAACAACAAGGGCAACCTCAAGGCTGTGCCCGCTGCGGCCAACCGGTCCTTCAAGCGCAACAAGGACCACTCCAGAAAATAAGCGTACCCGGGCTGTCGGGTTAAGTTTCAATATAGAAACGCGAGCATATGCAGATCGTAGAGAACAAGGTCTTGGTCGTATCGACCAAGCAGCCGCACCTCATTACTGAGGTTATACCCAAGAGCAAGGTCATAAACCGGGACAAGGACGACTACGAAGTCGCTGTCCACTGGGGCCTTACTGAAGCCCAAGCCCTGACCAGCCTGAAGTTCCCGGCCCCGTCGCCCATGTCGCGGGACTATAAGTGGACTGGCAAGCTCAAGCCATTTTCGCACCAGAAGGAAACTGCAAACTTTCTGACGCTGAACCAGAAGGCCCTGTGCCTTAGCCAAGCGGGCACGGGAAAGACCGCCTCTGTCATCTGGGCTGCCGACTATCTCATGAAGATGGGCAAGGTGAAGCGCGTGCTGGTGGTCTGCCCGCTGTCGATCATGAAGTCCGCATGGCAGGAAGACCTGTTCAAGTTTGCCATGCACCGTAGTTGTGCAGTGGCGCACGGGTCGGCGACAGCCCGGTCCAAGGTCATCAAGAGCGGAGCCGAGTTCGTTATCATCAACTATGACGGGCTGGAGGTGGTCAAGCAGGAGATCATGGACGGGGGCTTTGACCTTGTCGTTGCTGACGAGGCTACCGCCTTGAAGAACCCCATGACCCGCAGGTGGAAGATGTTCAAGGCGGTGTCGGCTAGCTCACCGTGGCTCTGGCTGCTGACGGGCACACCGGCTGCGCAGTCTCCTGTAGATGCGTTCGGCCTAGCCAAGCTGGTCAACCCGAGCATGGCGTCGATGTACTTCGGCCAGTTCCGCGACAAGGTCATGTACAAGCTGTCGCAGTTCACGTGGGCACCGCGACCGGACTCCAAGGAGATCGTGCACCAAGCCCTGCAGCCAGCCATCCGGTTCGAGAAGAAGGACTGTCTGGACCTGCCAGAGGTCATGCACGTCGACCGCCACGTGCCGCTTACTGCACAACAGAAAAAATACTACGAAGCCCTGCGCACCTCGATGCGGGTAAGCGCTGCTGGCGAGACCATCACGGCAGTAAACGCGGCGGTGAAGCTGAACAAGCTGCTGCAGATATCCTGCGGGTCTGTGTATGACGACACCAGCGGCGTGATTGAGTTCGACGTCAGCAACCGCATCAACGTGGTGCTGGAGGTAATCGAAGAAGCATCCAACAAGGTGCTTATCTTCGTGCCGTTTACCCACACCATAGAACTGCTACAGAAAACTCTGGACAAACATAAGATCACCAACGCAGTGCTTAGCGGCAGCGTGTCGCTGAACAAGCGCAGCGAAGCGGTGAAGGCCTTTCAGGAAACACCGGACCCCCGTGTCCTCATCATCCAGCCGCAAGCGGCGGCGCACGGTCTAACCCTGACGGCAGCGGACACCATCATCTGGTATGCGCCAGTGACCAGCGTGGAAACCTACCTACAAGCCAACGCCCGCAACGACAGGCCCGGGCAGCGCAACCCCATGACGGTTGTGCATATCACCGGCAGCGAGGTGGAGACCAAAATCTACAGCATGCTGCGCAGCAAGGTGTCCAACCACACCAAACTGGTTGACCTCTACCGCAATGAAATAGACAGTTGACTATGTCTAAAACCCTCCGTATTGTGAGGGCATAAAGGAGCACCACATGACAAAACTTTCCAGAGAACAGGTGGACAGCATCACTGTTTTCATCGACGCCCGCATCGAGGAGTTTATGACTCGCACCTCCAGCGGCCCCCACGTGTCGTTTAACAGGGAACACGCCCGGCTAGCTAAGGACGACCTCTACAGGATGCTGTGCCGTGACTGACACACCGAAGCTGGACGAACTCGTCGCGGAATATCTCGTTCTGCGCAACGCCATCCAAGAGAAGGAAGCCGCCCACAAGGAGGAGATCGCCTCCCTCAAGGAGCCTTTCGACCGCATCAGCATGCAGATACTGGAGCGGTGCAACGAACAGAACGCGGACAGCATCCGTACCCCGGCAGGCACCATCAGCCGCAGGGTGACCACGCGCTACTGGACCACGGACTGGGAGACGATGTACGACTTTATCAACAAGAACGCTGCGCCCTTCCTGCTGGAGCAGCGCATTCACAACACCAACATGCGGCAGTTCATCCAAGATAACCCGGATGCCTACCCGGCAGGGCTGCAAGCCGACAACCGCTACACCATTCAAGTTCGTCGCCCGACGAACGCTTAGGGAAATACCTATGACCAACCTCACCATCTTCAAAGACAGCAACGCTGTTTCCACTGGCCGGGGCCGCGAGAGTGCGCTTAGCCAAACTCTCAACAGTGGTGGTGGCACCTACCGCCGCATCCAGACCAGCAACACCGGCACGTTCAAGCGGCTGGTGAACGGCGAACAGATCGGCAACGCCAAGCGGGGTGACCTCGACGTCGTCATCGTCGGTGCGCTGCCCAAGGTGTCGCGCCTGTTCTACTCCGGCACGTATGACCCCAACGCAGAAGCCGAAGCGCCCGTCTGCTGGTCCAACCTTGGCGACGTGCCGGACCCGAAAGCTTCTGAACCACAAGCAAAATCGTGCGCTGTGTGCCCGAAGAACATCAAGGGTTCCGGCGCTATGAACACCCGCGCTTGCCGCTATCAGCGGCGTCTGGCTGTGCTTCTGGCCGGGGACGACAGCGGTGACATCTATCAGATCAACATCCCGTCCAAGTCGCTGTTCGGCAAGGGTGTCGGCAACGTGCATCCGTTCGAGAGCTACGTCAGCTACCTGCGCGCGCACAACGAAATGGTGGACACGGTAGTAACCAACGTCAGCTACGACCCGGAGGCAGCCAACATGGAGTTGCGCTTCACGCCGTTGCGTGGGCTTAACGACGACGAGTATTCGCTTGTTGTGCAGTCACAGGCCCAGCCTGAAGCTACGAACTACACCAAGATCACGCTGTTCGAGAAGAAG